AGTTCACTTATGGTGATGGTCAAGCTCTCTTCAGTACAGCACACCCATTGGTCAACGGTGGCACTAACAGCAATCGCCCAACAACCGGTGCAGATTTGAACGAAACTTCTCTCGAGAACGCCGTTATTCAAATCGCTGGCTGGACTGATGAGCGTGGTCTGTTGATCGCTGCCAAGCCCAAGAAGTTGATCCTGCCTGTTGCTCTGCAATTCGTTGCTACTCGTTTGTTGGAAACTGAACTCCGTGTCGGTACTAACAACAACGACATCAACGCAATTAAGAACAACGGCGTGGTTCCTGAAGGCTTTACTGTCAACAACTACTTGACAGACACCAACGCTTGGTTCTTGACCACAGACGTGCCTAACGGTTTGAAGCACTTTGTTCGTACACCTCTGACCAACTCAACAGACGGTGACTTCGATACAGGTAACTTCCGCTACAAGGCCCGTGAGCGTTACAGCTTCGGTGTTTCTGACCCCCTCGGTATCTACGGCTCACCCGGTTCGTTCTGATACCTTTGGTTTTTAAAACCTAAACTAGGGCCCTCAAAAGGGGCCCTTTTTTATTAACTTGCATATGTCATAAAGACCCGGTAGGATTGTTTTTGTGGCAAGGGTGCCACACCAATTTTTTTAAGGAAACATCATGTACAAGATTACGATTGACATTAGCAACTGGGGCTTGGAAGACGAAACTTTGACTGTTGAAACTCACGATTTTGATAAAGTCCAAATCATCCAAGAATTTATTGAAATGCAAAAAGAGTATGGCTGGGCTGTTGACTATGTCGCTACCCAAGAATTAGATACTGACGAAGATGAAGAGTATGGCAGCGAATACGTCTATGATGAAGATTACGACGTGTGGTGCATGTACGACGACGAAGAAGGCGCTTGGTATTGGTACGACGAAACCGATGATTTCTGGGTTCTTTGTGAAGATCAAGACGAAGCTGAAACCGACGATGAAGCCGACGATGAAGCCGACGACAAAGTGACTGTGACTGCATACGTCATTACAAAAGTCGAAGACTAATCGCTATTCGCGAATAGCAAACACTAGGGGGCTTCGGCCCCTTTTTCTTTTTCTCTTTGGCGTTCGTTATAGTGGTAAACCCTATGGCAGTTTGCACACAACGCCATACACTGCTGGACTTCTTCTAATGCTTTTTTATAACTTCTAGATTGTATAAGTCTATGCACGCTAGCATTTTTCATTTCGGGGTCTATATGGTGAAAATCCAAAACCGCCGGGTGGTCTACCCCACACTCAAGACAGGATAAGGTAGCCTTAAATTCTTTCCACTGTTGTTTAAAAACACTATCTGTTTTTTTAGTAGTAGTCTTGACTTTATCTTTATTTTTTTCGTAATATTTTTTGGAATACCCCTGCTGTTTTTCTTTCTTTTTTAATGGGTCTTTGTAGGGCATATTGACATTCTATACAAATACTGTATTATGCACATATCTGGGTGACCCGCTTTTACCGCCACTGCCCCAGCAGACGATGCAACGATTGGTAAAAGCTCTTTTGCATAAGGATTTTTATCATGGCACGTTCTACCTTTGAAGGCCCAGTCTTAGCTGGCAACAACCGTTTTGGCCCCCTACGTAATGTGGGCTATGTTGATTTAGTTCAATATTGCGATGTGACCCTTTCTAACACTACTGCTAACACCGCAGGTTATTCTGGTGGTTCTACGCAATTTGTGGGTAACCAAACTTTTCCCAACACCAACGCAGTAGTCTACTCACCTTCCGCAACCGCGTATCCCCCAGTAGCCGCAACACCCACAGCCGATGCCGGTACCGCAATTTATCGTGGCGCAGTGATGTATTTGCCAGCGGGTTGCCAAATTAACGACATTTTGATTGATTGTGCCGAAACCCCTACATACACAGGGCAGACAAGTTCATCTGTTCAAGTACTTGTCTCTAACGGTTTCACAGCCGACGGCGGCACAGCGGCATACGCACAAACCGCTAAAACTGCCTTTGCTTCTTTGGCTGTAGGTCGTTTGGCTTTGAGTACTTTTACGACTACTCAACTGACCAACCAACAAGCCACTTCTAGTGACATTACCAACCCAACAGGCGCAAATACCGACATCAACGGTTCGCTGTTGTCCCAAGTCGTGTTTACTATTTCGGTGACCAACACTGCTGGTTTGGCTGCCCCGTTCACTGCCGGTAAGTATTTCTTCACTGTCCGCTATTCACAACCCGACCAAAACATTGGCAATACTACGACTTACCCATACGGTAACTTTGATTAATTAAGCGGGGGCTTCGGCCCCCTTCTTTGGTTTTAAGGAGATTAATCATGACAACACAAACTGATGTAAATAGCACCCATCTTAGTACTGCGGGGACAGTATTTAACGGCCCGACGCGTTTTAAAGGGATTATTGTTGCACCCGCTACTTCTGCCGGTGCGACTACGTTTGAATTACGTGATGGGGGTTCGTCTGGAAGAATTCTTTTTCAAATGGATGTACCTTCAAATAGCAACCCAAACTCCTACTATTGTATGGTTCCCGGCGAAGGAATAAGATACTCCACAAACCTATACCTTACTTTGAGTTCTGGTAGTGTTGCAGGTGTGACGGTGTTCTATGGCTAAGTCAGCAGCATGGACAAGGAAAGAAGGCAAGAACCCGAACGGGGGTCTAAACGCCAAGGGGCGGGCCTCCGCGAAGAAAGAGGGTCACAACCTAAAACCACCACAACCAGAGGGCGGGTCGAGGCGCGACTCTTTCTGCGCTCGGATGAGTGGCATGAAGAAGAAACTCACATCCGCGAAGACAGCGAAAGACCCAAACTCCCGGATTAACAAAAGCCTACGGGCATGGAATTGTTAGGAGTAAAAATGCCAAAAGATGTTGTTAGCAGGTATGAGTACATGAAATCCAAAGAAGGCCCGCGCGACAGTGAGGAAATGTATGACTCCGGAATTTTGGATAATGACCAAATTCTTACAAAATCAGACAAGCCAAAGCGTAACAACTACTACAAATACAAAAACCCCGCAGACGCAAAAGAAGCATATGAATCTTTACAAGCTGAAAACGAAATGCGTGTGGGTATGAAAAAAGGCGGAAGTGTTTCTAGCGCCAGCAAACGTGCGGATGGTTGTGTTACCAAAGGCAAAACGAAGGGTAGGTTCGTATGAATAACGACGTAAAAGCAATGGCTGATGGCGCTGCTGTGGTTGTAGGGTTTGGTGGTTTTATGGGTTGGATGACTCCAGCCGTGACGCTTACTGGTGGAGTATTGACCGTCATCTGGCTTGCCCTGCGTATATACGAGACCAATACAGTCCAAAAAATGCTGGGTAAAAAAGAAAGTAACAATGCCCAGCACGAGTAAAAAACAACACAATTTCATGGAAGCGGTGGCCCACAACCCATCGTTTGCCAAGAAAGCCGGAGTCCCGCAGTCTGTGGGTAAAGATTTTTCAACTGCCGACAAAGGCAAAACTTTCAAAAAAGGTGGTGATATGGCTACGATGGATTCAAAAACGATGGCAGCGAAATCCGCTAAACGACGCGGTGCTTCTATGGCCCCTACAGGTATGGCTGGTATGGGTGGTATGGGTATGAAAAAAGGTGGCATGCCTGCGGCCCTTATGGCCGCTTTTGAAAAATCCGGTAAAGACGTCGAGAAGAAGGGCGTGAAAGAAGGTTCTAAAGCCGACATGGCGATGGACAAGAAGCAAATGGCTATGCCAAAGCAAAGTAAAGTAAACGTCGGTATGGGGGATAAATATTCTCCTAAGCCAGAACAAGCTACAGTGACTATGAAAAAAGGCGGCATGGCTAGCACCGCTACGGTAAATGCCGGTAAAAAACAATCAATGAACTACGACACCAAAAAAGGTAAGTCTGTTTCTGCATCCGCTGCAATGCCAAGCAAAATGTCAAAAGTAAACACTAACCCCAGCAATATCAACGGTGTTGCAAAATACGGTAAAACCCAAGGCAAAACAGTCAAGATGAACATGGGCGGCAAAGCCTGTTAAGGAAAAATCATGGCAACAATGCGCAAAAAACCAACGGACGATCAATTGCTTGAAGGTGGTGGCGGCGGCGGTGGCTTTGGTGGTCGTACTTCCATCATGCCTAAACTAAACAAACCCGCTAAGGAAGGTTATCAGTATCGTTCCCCCGAGCAGACCAACGCAAAGAGTATGACTCCGCATCCTTTAGAAGATGTAGTGGGTTCTCAACGCGCTGATATTGGTCGTATTCGTCAAGGTCTTAGCGCTCCCGGTAAAACTGAGCGTGGCCGTACTATGCAACAAGAAGCTGGTGGTCGTGCTATTACTCGTACGGCTGGTAGGGCAGCGGCGGCTGGTGCAGCGGGTCTTGGTGGTGCTGAATTGGGTAAACGTATTCGTGATCGCGCCGACGCAGAAAAAGCAAGCTCAGACGACAACATAGAATCCAGCATGGACTCCGATTCAGGATCATCCGGCCCTCCAGCACCGATGCCAACACCTAAACCCCGTCCACGCCCACGTCCAATGCCCGAACCAACCGGTAGCGTGCGTGAAGGCCGAAATGAAAACATCGACGACGAAACCCGTGCAAAAGCTATGGCGTCCGTTAATGGTATGAAAAAAGGCGGCATGACCAAGAAGTACGCTAAGGGCGGTTCAGTTTCTAGCCGCGCCGACGGTATTGCCCAGCGCGGTAAGACTCGCGGCAAAATTTGTTGAGGAAAAATCATGTCAAAATATGCACCGGGGACACCTCTGTCTGTAATTATAGAGACCGATAGACAAATTTATGGGCCGGGTATGCATTCGGATGTAGATCTGGCAGCATTAAAGGCTAAGGAAAAAACAGAGGCACAACAGGCACAAGTAACACCAAAGCCACCGGCACCACCACCTCAACAAAGCGCCGCCGAAAAAACACGACTAGTCGCCGAAAAAACACGATTAGCTATTGAAAAAAAAGCAGCGGCGGTAGCAGCGGCGCAACAAAGAAAAGCAGCGGCGGTAGCAGCGACGCAACAAAGAAAAGCAGCGGCGCAACAAAGAATGGAGCAACGACAAGCAGCAGCAGCGCAAGCAAGGGCCGCTAAAGTATCACCCCCACGTCCTGCACCCCCACCTCCACGCCCACCTCCGCCCCCACCTCCGCCCCCACCCTCATTTAATAACAACGCCGACGCAAACAGAGATGCTGATCTATTGCTACCATATGCCCAACGGCCAATGAGATATCTTGCCCCTAGTGCGCCTGCGCTGGATTATCAACAGCAACAGCAAAGCCCGGGCTTTGAACCGATGCCCCCATCTCGAGAAAATAGTTACAAAAAAGGTGGCGCAGTTAAAGCCAAAACAACAATATCAACATCCAAACCCACGAGTAAAGTAAAATCAAGCAAAGCATCAAGCCGTGGAGATGGTAGTGCCCAACGCGGTAAAACACGTGGAACTATGAGGTAAATCATGGCAAAAGATAAAGTCTACACACAAGATATGGGGCCACCCCCCAAAGAACCCGATGACGCATCTGCGGGGCGCAAACTCAGCCCT